ATCCCTTGGATGTGGATATTTTCACCCCACCAGAGGTAGATACTAAAGAGATTGGTTGCAATCCAGAAAATCCATTGCTCACGATAGAGACGTGTCATCAAGAGCTGACCAACACCATTGGTCGCATCGGTTACACTATCACGGAATGGGCGAGCGCTATTGATACTTTGATAAGCCAAGCCCATACCAATCCAGATAATGGCAGTCAAGGCTAAGTACTTGAGCCATTCAAGAACAGATAATTTCTTAGCTTCAAAGTGGGATTCTTCTGGTTTTCCTTGATCATTGATACGATTAGACAACCAAGCATAGAGACCAATCGGTTGCATGACAAAGAAGTAAACGGTCGTCAAGACTTCGCCATAAAAAGTCGCATTCATAGCCAAGATCAAGTAGATAGCCGAGTTAATGGCCCCAAAGAGATAATTGCTTGCACGCCCTTCTGCTACCAAGATAACACAGACAATCCCAGTCCAAGATGCAAACAAGCTCAGCCAGTCATGGCTTTCTGTATTTTGCGTGAATTCCAAGATCAAGGGAACACTTGACAAGGCGATGAGATACAACCACTGGAAAAGACTGCGACCGACAAAGAGATCTTTCCAGAGCAAGTGCATGATTCCTACAAAACCAATCTTGCGGGCTTCCGCATGGACATTTTTAAAATTTTCGATAAATTGTGTGATTTTTTTAGTTACTGTTTTCATAATTTTCTCCTAATCTGCTTGGTAAATGGCATCGATAGCCACTTTTGCTGCTTCATAATTGCCTAGGTAATCCTCCGCTAGATAAACTAAAGGAATGGTGGTTAAATATCGCTCCCTCATCTGATCCAGATGCTGGGAAAAACTGTGACGAATATGGTCTTCCGCCATGGTCATATCTCTAAACCCGTCATTGACATAGGAGCCGACAGGTTGCACAAAGAGAATCAAGTCCCATTTTTCCTTAGCCAAGATCGAAACAAAGAGATTGTCAAAGGTTTCTCCTGATAAGTCCTCTTGATCCTCAGCCTCCATGTAATAATCATAGTAGCCCTTGGTTACCAAGGAGTTTGTGTCAGCTATCACTAGGCCACGATTGGCATTGCTATCGATTAACTTGGAGGTCTGGTCATACTGTCCCAACAGGAGATAGTAGTAATCCTTTGGAGTCAATTCATCGTCGCGGACATTGTTTTTGGTCTGGTACTCACGTGCGTATTCCAGACTAACAGGCGCATCGTAATACCTTGCCAAATCCTTGGCTAGAGTGGTCTTCCCATTGCTGGCACTTCCCATAATCAACACTTTCTTAGTAAACTGACGACGGAAGGGCTGAGCAATATATTTCCAATATTTGCTTGGATTTTCTCGAATCATAGTCGCTGAGATACCAAACTTTCTTTCTTGCAAGACAGTGCCAAATCCACGTTTAGCTAGTTCTTGCTGGTATTCTTCTTCTCCCACAAAGAAAGTCAGTTCTTGCTGGGTTTCATCATAGGAAATCTCCGCTAACATCTGATCCAACCACTCCTGCCAGCCCATAGGGTAACGAGGAAGCATGGTCTCATCTAACTTGCAGACAGAGGTCAACTCGTCATCACGAAAAGCCTCTCTGATATAGCGAAATCGTTTTTGAAGACTTAAACCTACCTGCTCCCCTCGGTCTCCCTCGTAGCCTGAAACGACTACCCAGACCTGGTCACACTGCCGCTTCGCTCGCTGGATCAGATCGATGTGACCCTGATGAAGAGGGGCAAAGGTCCCAAATACTACTGCTGTTTTCTTTTTCATAAACATTTTACCTTTTTATAATTTTTAATATTTTTATTTTCTATGTTTTTATTATATACTATATTTTTGTTTTGTCAATAGTTTTTTATCACTTTTTATAAAAAAGTAGCAAAAAAGAATCAGGATTCCTCCTGATTCTCTATTTTTAAGCAATATCAAATTTTAATTGACCAGCTTTAACACCTATCTTGAGGGTCTTGCCTGCTACCAGTTCTCCCTTGAGAAGGAGTTCTGCTAGCTTGTCTTCCACTTCTGTTTGCAGGGTTCTGCGAAGTGGACGAGCTCCCATTTCTGGATTGTAACCTTGACTAGCTAGTAACTTCAATGCCGAAGCTTGCAGTTTCAAGTCAATGCCCTTCTCTGCTAGGCTAGCAATCAATGGTTTAACCATGATCTTGACAATTTCCTGCATGTGTTCACTATCCAAGCTGTGGAAGACCACCTTTTCATCAATACGGTTGATAAACTCTGGTCGATAAGCTTTTTTCAACTCTTCAAAGATTCGTTTTTCCATATTTTCCTGGTCAAAACGAATGTCCTTGGCCCCAAAGCCGACTGTCTTGTCATCACGAAGAGCCGTCGCACCAAGGTTTGACGTCATGATGATAATGGTATTTGAAAAGTCAACCTTGCGTCCCTTGCTATCTGTCAAGACACCGTCGTCCAAGACTTGCAAGAGGACATTAAAGATGTCTGGGTGGGCCTTCTCTACCTCGTCAAAGAGAAGCACTGAGTATGGTTTATTGCGGACCTTCTCGGTCAACTCCCCACCTTCTTCGTAGCCCACATAGCCCGGAGGAGCTCCATTGAGACGGCTGGCTGCGAATTTCTCCATATACTCACTCATATCAAAGCGGATAAGGGCTGATTCGTCATCAAAGAGGACTTCTGCCAGAGCCTTGGCCAATTCGGTATTACCAGCTCCTGATGGCCCTAGGAACATAAAGGAACCAATTGGACGCTTGTGACTGCGAATACCAGACTGATTGCGGCGAATGGCACGGCTAATGCTTGAAACAGCTTGATCTTGGCCAATGACACGTTTGTGCAACTCCGCTTCCAAGTTCAGGTATTTCTTAGCATCTGTTTGCGTCAGCTTTTGGACTGGGATCCCTGACAAGCGACTCAAGGTGGTCAAAATATCAGATTCTGTCACCAAGTCTTTATAGACAGGCAATTCTTGTTCTTTTGCGATTAGCTGGCCTGCTTGTTTCCACTTGCCATCCATCAAGGCCTTGTCAGCTGGAGTCAAGTCGGATTCGTCTGCTTTCACATGCTTGGATTTGTTTTGCACTGTTGCCGCTGCTTCATCCAAGAGGTCGATAGCAGAGTCTGGCAAGTGACGACTGGTCAAGTAACGATGGGCCATCTTAACAGCTGTTTCGACAGCTTCATCTGTGATTTGCACACGATGGTGTTTCTCATAGGTAGCCTTCAAACCTTGTAAAATGGTCATGCTGTCAGCTAAACTTGGCTCTTCAATGGTCACTTTGGCAAAACGACGAGAAAGGGCAGCATCCTTTTCGATGTGTTTTTGGTATTCTTCCTGGGTGGTGGCCCCAACCGTTCTCAAAGTTCCACGTGCCAAGGCTGGCTTCAAGATATTGGCCGCATCTAGAGTCGAGTCAATACCGCTACCAGAACCCATGATGGTGTGGAGTTCATCGATAAAGAGGATCACTTTGCCATCTTCCTCGATATCCTTGATAATGTTGTTCATGCGTTCTTCAAAATCTCCACGGAAACGTGTTCCCGCAACAACATTCATCAAATCAAGCTCTAGTACGCGCATCTTAGCCATTTCCGCAGGCACATCACCACTAGCAATACGCTGGGCAAGACCAAGCGCCAGAGCTGTTTTCCCGACACCAGCATCTCCAACTAAGACAGGATTGTTCTTGGTCTTTCGACTCAAAATCTGAATCATACGTGAGATTTCCTTGTCCCGACCGATGACTGGTTCTAACTTGCCTGAACGAGCTTGCTCTGTCAAATCATGCGTATAATCCTCGAGACCGCCACTTGGAGTCTGAGGCATGCCCATCATATTGGCCATGGAATTTTGCTTATCAGAAACCGTACGATGGCGTTGGCGTAAAGCCTTGAGGTTTTCACGAGTCCATCCTGCACGTTCCTCTAAATTGCGACGAAGGGCAGCAATCTTGACCTGATCTTTCTTGTCTTCATAAGAAAAACCAACCCTCTCCAAGATACGAGTCGCCAAGGCATTGCCATCATGCAAAATCGCATAGAGGACATGCTCTGTCCCTAGTACCTTTGCATGGACCACTGAGGCCACATACTCTGCTTCTGCAAAGAGAACCTCCAAACGATGGGAAAAGGGCAATTCTGTAAAGGTTTCGTCTTGGCTATAGTCCGTTTCAGTCAGTTCTAACGCAACCTCTTCTAAACGGTCCATTTCATAAGGATAATCATTTAGAGTCGCACCTGCCACACTGTAACTGTGATTGGACATGGCAATCAATAAATGCCAAGACTCTAGATATCGAGCTCCAAAATGGCCCGCAACCATGTAGGCACTTTCGATACATTCATTCAATGCTTTTGAATAGTTCATCTTACTTCTCTTTTCTATCTACCTCTTGTAATAGCTGTCGGAGCATATTGGCACGGACAACTGAGGATTCTTCCCCTAGGACACGATCTGTTGCTACTGAAGTCAGCAAGGTCATCTCCTGTTTGGTCATCAAGTCCTGCTCCACCAAAAGCTGGAGAATATCCTCATAGATCTCCTGACTAACTCGCTCACCAATCGAGTAAAGCAAATCGCGGAGCATCTCATGATGATTGGAAAACTCAATCCGGCCTATTCGAATGTAGCCTCCGCCACCACGCTTGCTCTCAACCAAGTAACCTCTGCTTTCCGTAAAGCGGGTCTTGATGACATAGTTAATCTGACTCGGTACAACCTGGAAGGTATCTGCTAACTGGCTCCGTTGCAATTCCACGATACCAGACTGGTCTAAAATCGCCTTGATATAGGCTTCGATATGATCTGATGTATTTTTAAATCTCATAGTAAATCAAACTCCTTCTTTGAACCTTGACTATCTTTGACTATACTATCATTTAACACTCTATAAGTCAAATTTTTAAGGCTCAACCATTGAAAATACTGACTTTTTTAAAAAACACTTTGGCATTAATTCGCCTTAGTTTTTCTTGAAAGTTCCTAAAAAAGTCCACAAAAAAGAGCCCTAAAAAGGGCGTAATATTGACGAGTTCAGCAGGCAAGAAACTAGCACGGTTAAACGTGCTTTTTTGTTTCTCTGTACCTGGTACAAGTATAACATAAAAACTTGTTCATTTTCTAATTTTGAGCAAGTTTTTCCCTCTTACCCCCCACCCCCTTAAAAAAAACGTTAAATATCTGGACAGTTGAGGGCACCTACCGGTTCCGTTTTCTGAAAATTTTCACATTTTTTCATACCGGGGGGTGTTTTACAATTTTTTTCTAATTTCTAAACCCTGTTATTTTGACAAAACGGAACTAAAAACAGCTTTCTTGTATCTCTATAATCTCTTATGAATTCATTGTTTTACACATTCTATTGAATTCGCTTTGCAAGTTACTTCCTTACTCTATCAAGCGTTTTATAAGATACTGTTTTATGAGTTCACCGTTACCTTAAAACAAGGAATTCATAAAAAAATACAGAAAAAGATAGGCGCAAACCTATCTTAAATCCCTTTAACTCTGTCGGCCATTTCCTGAAAATGTTGTTGGTTGCGTGCAACTGGTATTGTCTGGCCATCCTTATAAATATAATCACCATGGCTATAGCCGTTACTAATTTCTTTTTCAAAATATGAATTGTTTTGTTCCTCTAGTATTGATTGACTAATAGCTTCATTGACTGTTCTTATAATCTTTTTTTTAGCACTTAATAGATAGGCTTCAGCTACCCTTTCCGCATTCTTGGCAATGTTTACCATTTGAGCCGTAGATGATTTTTCAGATTTCTTTTCAACTGTTCGCCCAGTTGGATCTAGTAGCATTAACTTCTGACCGTATTGTAGATTTGTAACCTTTGGTTTCTGCTCTTCATCACGTTTTATTAGATGTTGATTCTTCTTAATTACGTTTTCCATAAAATCATACTGATAACGTTCTGGCAAATGTTGGACGATACTTGCAACCATTGATTGAGAAATACTGTTTACAAACATTTCCTTGTCAACAAAGCCATACTCAATAGCTTTATTACATGAGAACCACGTTTCTGCTTTCATCAAGTCACGGATTTCAGGAAGTGGTAAACCTGTTTTATTTTGATAAGCCTTTGCTATACTGTCGTTAGCTTCTTCAAGCGACTTGATTTGTTTTTCATGCTCTTGAGTATTCCCAAAAGTCCAGCCCATTGCGTTATGGATCATAAGCAATCCAGTGGGGCTCATTTCTACGGTATCTCCTGCCATTGCTACCATGCTTGCAGCACTAGCGCAAACACCTACGATTTTAACAGTAACATGTCCTTTATGATTTTTTAACATGCTATAGATTTCGCTACCTGTAAAAACGTCACCACCTCCAGAATTAATAATAACCTCTAAAGGTCTATCAGGGAATGGAATTTGAATATCTTTTAAGGCGGTATATTCTTTTTGTGCTTCTTGATACATTGGAATGCTATCGTTTGAGATGATAGCGCCTTTTATTTTAATTTGTTGCATTTGTTATTCCTTTCAAAATTCTTTTAAACAAACCGCTACCATCTTCAGACTTCATCATCTGCTCATAAGCAAGGTCTTTCTTCAAACCTTCAATATATTTTAGTTCTTCTTGCTCTTTCATATCTTCATGATTTTGTGCAAGCCATTCGATTTGCGATTCAAAACCTCTATTCTGCCAATACTCTTGCAACTTCCACCCTCTCAAGTGACCAATTTCTTCCAAAACTCGCTCATTATGTCGTCCGTAAGATTGTTCTTCTCCTTTGCCTTGGTAATACCGGTAATCGCGCTTAGCTAGTTCTATATCTGGTTTGTATAGCATATCAGCAAATTCTAAACTATAATCCTCTTCTAAACATTCGTAGCAATTCCCATACAAGTCAAAAGATCCTGGAATAATATCATCGTCTACGAAGTTGTCTAGCTGTTCTTTTACTTGCTTCAAAATATCATAAACTGAGCTAAATTCTTGAGATTGTCTGTCATATAATTTTTTATTTTTCTTTACCAGCTTATTCAAAGAAGTTACTACTTCATCATGGAATTTTACTGCTTGCGTTTCTTTTTGGCGACTGGTCAAGAATTTGTTTGACAAAATTTTCTCCATGCTTTCTTGCAATTCTAATCGCTTATTACGATATTCCTCGATCCCCTCAATAATGCTTTCCGTGAATTCCAGCACTGCTTTTTTATCTTTCTCTGGTAGTAATTCCGCAAGATCAGGAATTAAACCGAATCGATAATAATTTTCTTTTGCCCCGAACATCGTACCAAAATAAGATGGCCCTTTTGTACTGATAAAAAATAAATTGTAATCTTGTACCAGTCTAAAATAGATTTTTTTCGCTTCTTGTAAGTTCATATTTTCCTCTTTTCTAGAAAGCAAAAAAGGCAGAACAAAAAACGTATTTACGTCTTATGTCCTACCTCTTGTTTTCAAGTCAGTATTTAAAATTTTTGTTGTGTTTTGGTTTCTACCATGGTCACAACACCATCTGCAATTATCAACCGAATGTCACCATATTCTGGTAACTTTACACTCTTAATTATACCACGGTTTAGGAAATAAATCCAGCCTTTATGTAGTTCATTCATTAGATTTCTCCCTTAATCACAAAATAATAAAATAGTTTCATTCTCACATCAGCTCCTCTCATTTAAGAAAAATATTATCAACCATTGTAATGTCCTAATAATCGTGCAAGGTTGTCTAGTATTAAATCTCTCCTTCTCAAAATTTGCTCCTGTTTAGAATACAAATATCCGGTCTCCCCATTTCTCATAATCTCAAAGATATCAGGCCACTCTTTTTTTGAGTGTCCCCACCGCAGTTCGAAAATCTTTCGATCATCTGGTACCAGGTTGTCTAATAACTCGTCAATACACTTTTGAAATTCTTCTAACTTCAATACAATAGGATCGCTCGCAAACTCTACTGCTATATTTTCAGAGTGGTTTATATAAGTACCGCTTTTACTCTTAATATCTTCAAATCTACTTGCATTCATTCCCCGTGAGGTGTATGTTTGTAATAAATGTTTTTTCCTTTTACTAATTAACTTGTCAATTTTTAAATATTTTTCCTGTAGTTCAAAATCAAAATAATCACGTCTAGCAGAGTCTAAATTTTTCTTCATTCATTGAAACTCTCCCCTCACTGTGTTTATAGTGTATCGCTTATCTTTTATCGTGAAAGCCTTAAAAGTGTTCCCTTCTAAACCTTTCAAAATTCTACTTGAGTTTCTAGCATTATAAACAGTTCGCAGTTCACTACTATCTAGATTCGTGTTGAAAATCGTAGTTTCTCGATTATTGATAATATCAAACAAGAAATCCTGTTCCCAATCGCTCTTAGGGGTTACCGTCCCATTTTTTGCCCCCAGGTCATCGATGATTAGAAAATCAACATCAACAAGCTTTTTTACTGCCTCATACTCTGTTAAGTTTGCATTTTTTCCATAAGCCCAGCCTTCTTTTATCTGCTTGATAATCTCGGTTAGGCTGACAAACAAGACACTCTTAGGCTCGTTCTTCTCCCTGAAGCTCTCATTGATTTCTTTAGCCAAGGCAAGAGATAAATGACTTTTTCCGATTCCTGTGCTACCACTAATTAAAGTATTTCCCGTCATACCTGCAAGGTACTTCTGGGCTTGACCTTTTACAAACTCCAACATCTGGCGCTCCTCTGCCGTCTTAACAAAGAAATTATCAAAAGTCGCTCCCTTTAACTCTTTAGGAATTGTACTATCACGCATTAATACATCATAAGTTTTAAAGTAAGCCTGTCTGTCCTCAAACTGCTGTAATAGGTCTTGCTCTTTTTGTTTAATCTCTCCCTTCACACACTCCGGGCAAAATGCTTGTACTTTTCTTTCTGAACCCCCTAATACCGGTACAGAAATTTCCCAATAATTTACCTGGTGAATATCGCAAACTGTATCCGATATTTTTCTGTTATTAAATTCTTTAAATTGTTCCTTCATCTTTGCAACTCCTAAAATGGTAGATCTGGAAAGTTGTCTTCGGACTTCCCTTTTATGGTTTTAGGCTTTTGATTCAAATAACCGTCAAACTTAGATCCGAAAAGTGTTTCTGGTCTCAGATACTTAGAAAATTCAGGACTATCTTTCCATTCTGCCGTTTTAATATCTATAACCTGTTTAAAATCTTCAAGTGTATAGCCTTCTTTGAATCGTGCTAGTAAAAGCCTTTTTGTCTTATCAACAAACTTATACCTCTTATTAGCTACTTGATTCAGATAAGCAATAGGAATCCAAAGTTCTTTATGTTTTGTTTTCTCTAAATCTTTTATAGCTGTTTCTTCAAGCCAAGTAGGAAAATTGTAGTCGGGATTTCCCGACAATATATTATCTAAATATAAATTATTACTCTTACTATTAACTCTATTCTCTTTCTCTATCTCTGTTGGACATGAGTTGGAAATAGTCTTTTTATTTTGGACATTATCCAATTTTGCTAAATCTTGACTATTTTTTCTTTGTTCTCGCTTGTATTTTGCCCAGTTTGTTTCACTCTCAACCATGGCTTTTGCTTGTGATAATGTAGCATGTCCATCATCGTCTATCTGAATCAGTCCGCATTTTGTAAAATATGCAACTGTCATATTTATATCATCCTCGGACACATCCAATTTTAAGGCTAGCTCCTGTACCAAATTATCAAAATACCCCTCATAGTACAAAATACAATCATCTTCTAAACTTTCCAACATAAGACGGATATAAATCACTGTCATAGTGTAGCCACCAGGCATATTTTTAAGTCGTTTAATAAAAAGATTATCAAAAAACTTCTTATCAACTTTTAACCAAAAATATATTTTAGTCTTTGCCATCATCTACCCCCAAAAACTTTAAAACGTCTGAGATTTTATAATACGCTTTTCTAGTATCTTCAATAGGCGGTATATACTGCGGTAGTCCTGCACCTTCCCATTTTATCAAGGTTTTATCTCCTATGCCCAGTTCTTCCTTTAGTTCCACCTTACTGATCAAATCTAATCTTTTTTGAGGTACTTTCTCATGACTTTTTAAATACCGTTCCACTGCTTCCAAAATCTTAGACTTTAAATCTTCAATCATTTTTTCAAACATCTTAGTACCCCCATGGCTTAACCCCTGCAAGCTGAATATAACGCCCATAATCGGGGGTTAAACTCTCGCTAGGTGTTTCTATCGTCTGTTTGCTTTCTCGCTCAAATTGGGTGCTTTTTTTGCGGTCTCGGTGGTTTAGATAAAGCAGTAGGCCAATCAATACCACGGAAAAGATAACCGCCTGTGTATTGGTTAAATCTAGCTCATTCATTTCATCGCCTCCTCAAACTGCTCTATTAGATGATCTTTACTTACTTTCCGATTAGCATTTTTAGAATTAAAAAGAATATCTTTCAAGGTTATAGTAGCCTCTAAATACTCCTTTTCAGCATGTTCTATATACGCCTGTTGCTCTGCTTCGTTGTCAAAAAAGTGCTTGGCTTGGCGTTTAAAGAAGGCTTGTCGCATAGCGTCCATTTCAAAAATACCAGGACTGAAAAACATTCCCGTAGTGCTTTTAGAGACTGCCTCGATTTTATGACTTTCATTCAATTCAGGAAGTTCAATCCAAAGTAAGCGGTGTAAATTTTCTTTGATAGCTTTTAATTGTCCTGATAAGAGTCCTATTCTCAAAAAATCATTGTTTTCGTCTGCTTGGTGTAATTCCATACTAATTCTATCCAAGCTTTTAGCGATAATATCGTATGTTGTTTCTGTCATAGTCTGTTTTCCCTTTTTCCTATATTGGATTATTTCACCACTCCAAACGCTGGGCAGTTGCCCCAAGTTGGCGAACGATTTTAGTGGTGTTTCGTGGGTATTTGCCCACTTTTTTTTAAAAACAAGGTCTTAGAATCACCCTGTCAGCGCTTGATTTCAAAACCTTTTCTAATTGCTTGCCTGCTCTTCGGTTTTTCTTTATGTATTTGATAGAATAGATATTTTTTGATATAATCAAAGCATAGAAAAAATTTCTATATCCTTAATCTTGTCGCTTGCTCGCCTCGTCTAAAATTTGAGCAAGTGATTTTTTTATTTTCTTTTTTCATGACTACTACCTGACTTGGGTTTATAAAGCAAGTCTTTACTTTCGATAAGATCTAGAATCCAACTGATTCCCTGTTCTACTGTTTCAAGAAATGCGCCCAGGTCTTCACTGTCCAAGTTCTCGTAGTTCATACAAAGATATTCAGCTAGTTGTCTGTCTTTCTCAACTAGCTTTTTAAAATCCTTGGGATACTTAGGAATTTCTAACCCTTTGGCATTTGTAACTGTCTTAAATTCATTTTCCATTTTCTATACTCCTATACTTTAAAAATTAATTCCTTAATTTCTGAATACCCCCTATTCAAGTTAATCATAGCTATTGCCATATCTTCCAAACGTTGGTAGTTTGTCAGCTCTACACTTGTCAAGCCATCAATACCGTTCTTACTTTCTCGCTCCTTCATGAGTTGCGCTTTATTCTTCCCTGTCGCTCCCTTTAGTAGTAAGTTTGTAAGGGTACTATAGGCGTGCTTAGGGGCTTTCTCCCATGTTTGAATAGCTTCAGTTAAACTTTTACGCTTTGGTTTTTCCAGTTCTCTCTGTAGTTGTCGCTTGGAAAGTTCGTCACGCATTTCAAAGAAGGCTTTGACCAGGTTCATTTTGAATTGCCGTACAGGTTCGGTATTCTTTAGATAAGTGATCAGCAAGGTAGCCTGTTGTTCATTCAGTCGATAGATTTTCATTGGTCTCCCTCGTCCGTCTAATTTACGGATTTCAAATCCGATTATTCCATAGCTTTCAAAATCTTCCTGATGGTTCCTGATTAAGCTTTGTACCGTATCATGTTTGACTTCAGCACATTCAGCGATGATTTCGCTTGTAGTATACGGCTCTTTCTTGCCGTCCATGTAAACCAATTCCATTAGTTCACTCCTTTCTAATAATCTACTTGATTTTCAACTGGTGAAAGGTAATGTTAAAAATCATAAATCATCAATCAACCAATCCATAACTGACTGGTAAATCCGACGTGGGGCATCATAGTTACCTGTTTCAACCTTAGTCAAAGTTTGCGACTTGATGCCCAATTTTTCCGATAAATCTTTCTTAGTGAGTTGCTCCACTGCTCGCTTTTTTCGGACTTTTACAGCCGTTTCAACTGTTATCAGCATTTACACCCTCCTCTCTAACGGCTTTTTTTGCCGTTTTATTAATCGTATTATACGGCATTAAAAACCGTTTGTCAAGCAAAATAATCTTTATTTTTTATTTTTGTGGCTTTTTATGCCGTAATTGTTTATAATATAATTGAAAGGTAGTGTTACAATCATGAATAGAATAAAAAATTTAAGAGAAAAGGAAGGGATTTCGCAAGATCAACTTGCTAAAATATTAGGCGTTAACTTGCGAACGTTGCAACGTTGGGAAAGTGGTGAAACTTCTATACGAACTAAAAACGCCACAAAAATAGCAAATTTTTTTAAAGTTCCAGTTTCTTATCTCATGATATCTGAAAAAGAGTGGGAAGCATTTCAAGCATTAAATAGTAGCCTCCCAACTTTAGAAGAATTTGATAAACTCATTTTCAAAAAACAAGAAAAACGCTTTAAAAGATTTGTTCAATTTGTATCAGATGAAGAGATGAAAATCAAGGATAGAAATCTAGTCCTAATATTTAACTTGCTAGTCTCTTCTGATGAAACTTTTGGAGTAAACCAGATATATCCCTTTCCATTAGATGAAAAAGATGAATATCATTTTACAAACCAAGAAAAAAGCGAATAATAAGCCCCATATCCGCCTTGTTTCTTATTCTGGCACCAAAATACTGTCTGACTGTTTAAAATCGAAAATAGGGGCATTCTCGTATCTCCTCGCATGGTATAAACTCAAAACCTTTTCTAATTGCTTGCCTGCTGATGAAAAAGGAGTTAAAACCATGAGAATTACACAACACACGAAAAAAGACGGATCAGCAGTCTACCGCTCCAGTATCTATCTTGGTATCGATTCTGTAACTGGTAAGAAGGTCAAGACTACTATATCAGCACGAACAAAGAAAGAACTCAAAAACAAGGCCACCCAGGCTAAGGTAGAATTTGAGAAAAACGGCTCTACACGGAAACAACGCTCACATATAACAAGCTATAGGGAACTTGTGGACTTATTCTGGCAAACCTACCAGCATACCATAAAGACTAATACGCAGATAAAGATAAAAGGTTGCTTAAATAATTACCTCTTGCCCTCATTTGGTACTTACAAACTAGATAAACTTACACCTGTCATTATCCAAACTCAGGTAAATAAGTGGGCGGATGAGTACAATCAGGACGGAACGGGATATAAAGAATACAATCACCTTCATGCCTTAAATAAACGTATTCTACAGTATGGGGTTTCCATCCAAGCATTAGACAATAACCCTGCTCGTGATGTTGTCATTCCTAGAAAGATAACCAGAGATAAACAAGAAATTAAATACTTTCAAGATCAGGAACTTAAAAACTTCCTCTCCTATCTCGATAACCTGGAGAATACCTTTGTCAATTTCTATGATACTGTGCTTTATAAAACGCTCCTAGCTACTGGACTGCGCATCCGTGAATGTCTGGCTCTGGAATGGTCTGATATTGACCTGCAGAACGGAACAATCGATATTAACAAAACACTCAACATTTTAAACCAGGTAAACAGTCCTAAGACAAAATCAAGCTATAGAGTTCTAGATATCGATCATAAAACAGTGCTCATGCTTCGCCTCTACCGAGCAAGACAAGCAGAAAATGGTAGAAACATTGGCTTAACCTATGAGAAAGTATTCTCTGATAGCTTTGACAACTATGTCAATACTCGAAAGGTTGATTATCGCCTACATAAGCACTTAAAAAACGCTAACTGTACTGACTTAGGCTTTCATGCTTTCCGACACACTCACGCTAGTATCTTGCTTAATGCTGGCCTGCCATACAAGGAAATACAGACACGGCTTGGCCATGCAAAAATATCTGTAACTATGGACACTTACAGCCATTTATCAAAAGAGAACCAAAAAAGAGCAATCTCATTCTTTGAAACTGCCCTCGAAAAAATAAAAAGTTCTTAAAAAAGTCCACAAAATAAAAAAAGCGACACATAAAACCCTTATGTATCAACGATTATAGAATGATTTCGGTATAATTGACTATTATACCGAAATTTTTGATTTTTTTAAAGGAAAAGGGAACGAGTTGCGAAGATTATTATAAACTATCCAAAACAAAAAGATGGGACCGTAAAACAGTCGCCATCTTTTTTAGTTATTCAAAGTTGAGATTAGTCAACTTTCTTAGCACGGTATACAAGTCCTGCCAAAGCTGCAAGAACTAGACCAAGAATAGTAGAGAATGCTGTAAAGTCTGCTCCACCAGTGTTTGGCAAATCTCCCTTAGGCTGTTCACCCTTAGGATCTTCCTTAGGTTCTTCTTTTTTCGGTTCAGTATACGTGTTAGTGATTGTTGGGTTGTTACCTGTAACAGTTGTTACAAGTTGGCCTGCACCATTATCTGTCACTTTTACTGTCACTTTGTAAGAATTCTCATCATATTTGATATTCTCATCGTTACCTTTTACTTCAGTAATAGTGTAAGTGTGCTCACCTGCTTCTTTGTACTCAATTGCTGTGAAAGTAACAGTACCCTCTGCAGCGTTTGTAGCTGTCTCAACGACTTTGTCACCTTCTTTAAGTTCAAACTTAAATTGACCTTTTACAAGCTCTTTATCACCTTTCAAGACTTTCTTAGCTGTAAAGGTTACTTTTGTTGAAGATGCAACATAAGTATTTGTGAAGGTTGGGTTGTTGTCAGTTACAGTCGCAACAAGTTGACCTTGACCATTATCTGTAACTTTTACTGTTACATTGTGAGTAGATTTATCGTATGTCACACCTGCTTCGTTACCTGCTTTTTCAGAGATAGTGTAAGTGTGCTCACCAGCTTCTTTGTATTCGATACCTTCGAAAGCAACAGTACCGTCTGCAGCATTTTTAGCTGTTCCGATTACTTTGTCACCTTCTTTGAGTTCAAACTCATATTTACCAGCTTCAAGGGCTTTACCTTCTAAGACTTTCTTAGCGGTAATATTTACAGTTGTTGAAGCTGCTTTATAAGTGTTAGTGAAGGTTGGGTTGTTACCTGTAACAGTTGCAACAAGTTGACCTGCACCGTCATCTTTAACGTTCACCTTAACTTCGTGTTTGGCAGTATCGTATGTCACACCTGCTTCGCTACCTGCTTTTTCAGTGATAGTGTAAGTGTGGTCGCCTGCTTCATTGAACTCAATTTCTTTGAAAGTAACAGTGCCGTCTGCAGCATTTTTAGCTGTTGCAACGACTTTGTCACCTTCTTTAAGTTCAAACTCATATTTACCTGCTTCTAGAGCTTTACCATTCAAGACTTTAGTAGCCGTGATAGTAGCTGTTGTTGTAGCTGCTTTATAAGTGTTTGTGAAGGTTGGGTTGTTGTTAGTTGCAGTTGCAACAAGTTTGCCTTGACCATTATCTGTAACGTTTACTGTCACTTCATGTGTAGCAGTGTCGTATGTCACACCTGCTTCGCTACCTGCTTTTTCAGTAATTGTGTAAGTGTGAGGGCCTGCAGCATCATAGCTGATTGCTGGGAAAGTAACAGTACCGTCTGCTGCGTTTTTAGCTGTCGCAACGACTTTGTCACCTTCTTTAAGTTCGAATTCGTATTTGTCAGCTTCTAGAGCTTTACCGTTCAAGACTTTAGTAGCTGTGATAGTAGCTGTTGTTGTAGCTGCTTTGTAAGTATTGGTGAAGGTTGGGTTGTTGTCAGTTACAGTCGCAACAAGTTCGCCTGCACCGTTATCAACAACTGCAACTGTCACTTCATGTGTAGCAGTGTCGTATGTCACACCTGCTTCGCTACCTGCTTTTTCAGTAATTGTGTAAGTGTGAGG